CCCAGCGCCAAGCAAGGCTGCAGCTGCAGGCGGTTTTGCTCCTGGCTATTCGTCGTCCAATGTTGGCGTAAACATGATCGGCCAGTACTACACCTACCGCGAAGGCGAAGCACGTAACGCGGCGATCAGCGTCCCAACGATCAACCGTGCGCGCGATCTTATGGCGTCGGTAATCGGCTCAATGAATCTTCGCTCATACAACGAGTTTTGGAACGGCGAAGAAATGGAAAAAATTTACATCGCTCCACGTTCATGGTTGCGCCGACCAGACCCAACAGTTTCGTTCCAGTTCCTCATGAGCTGGACTCTTGATGACCTTATGATGTTTGGTCGCGCGTTTTGGTACATCACCTCACGCACCGCCGACGGCTACCCTGCCACGTTCACTCGACTGCCAGCAGGCTCAATTACTACTACCGACATGGCTGGCCCCGTGTGGTTTGCTCCATCGTCACAAGTGTATTTCCAAGGCGGCGAAATTGACCCAGCAAACCTCGTGCAATTCCTATCGCCAGCGCAAGGACTGATTTACTCGGCACCTGGTGCAATTGAAACCGCGCTCAAACTTGAAGCAGCGCGAAACCGCAACGCATCGTCAAGCATCCCTGCCGGCGTACTCAAACAAACTGGTGGCGAACCACTTAGCGCGCAAGAACTTGCTGATTTGGCTAGCGCGTTTAACGCCGCGCGAGCAACTAACCAGACTGCAGCGCTTAACGAGTATTTGACATACACGGAAACAAACAGCACACCAGACAAGATGCTGTTGATTGAAGCATCGCAATATCAGGCGCTTGAAATGTCGCGTCTTGCAAACGTGCCACCGTATTTGGTAGGCGTCGCTACTGGTGCTTACTCATACCAATCAAGCCAACAGGCGCGCGCCGATCTGTATTTGTTTGGCGTGAAATTGTATGCCGACGCAATTGCTGGTGCTTTGTCAATGGACAATGTGCTACCGCGCGGAACATACGTCGAGTTTGACGCCGATGAATACCTAGAAGAAAACTTTATGGCCGACCGCGCAGACGATGAAGTAATTGTTAGAGAAAACACACAAGAGGAGTTAGCACGATGATCAAACTAATTGCAGGAGAGTTCACGGTTGACGCCGCAATCGGCGAAGCACCAAAGCGCACGATCTCTGGAACCGCAGTTCCGTACAACGTGCCGGCAACGGTTTCGGATGGCACAGCTGTGATCTTCCGTCCAGGCTCATTGCCAGTCGAAGGCAAAGCACCGCGCCTGTTCATGTACCACGATGCCAGCCAGCCAGTTGGCGTTGTCACCGAGCGCGTGGACACCGAAGAAGGCATGATGTTTAGCGCCAAGATCAGCGCAACGACCCTTGGAAATGACGCTTTGGTTATGGCCTTAGACGGCACGATTGACCAAGTATCGGTTGGCGTAAACCCAACCAAATTCTCGTATGACGAAGAAGGCACAATGATCATTGAGTCAGCCGACTGGATGGAATTGTCCCTAGTTCCGATTGGCGCTTTTGGCGATGCCGCAAACATCACCAAAGTCGCAGCGAGTATCCACCAAGAGCCAGAAGAAGTAGTGTTAAATGAAGAAGTAACCCCAGTAGAGGAGAAACCAGAAATGTCAGAAGTAACCGCACCAGCAGTCGAGGCAACAATCCCTACTGCACCAATTTTCGCACAGGCTAAAAAAGAATTTGTATTGCCAACCGCAGGCGAGTTCATGGCCGCTTACCACATCGGTGGCGACACGTTCGCAAACATGAACAAAGCAGTTGCCGAATACAGCGCATCAAAGAAAACAGCATTGCAGGCAGCAGCTGGCGATGTGTTAACGACTGACACTTTGGGCCTCTTGCCCGTTCCGGTGCTCGGACCATTGGTGCAGGATCTGAACTTCATCAGGCCTACCGTGGAAGCACTTGGCGCACGCGCTTATCCAGATGGCGGTGCACAAAAAACCTTTATTCGTCCAACCATCACTACGCACACAAGCGTTGCATCACAGGCAAACGAACTTGGCGCAGTATCAGCAACCACAATGGTCATTGCCTCGAATTCGGTAACAAAAACTACGTTGGCAGGCCAAGTAACTTTGTCAGCACAAGACATGGATTTCACTTCACCAAGTGCAATGCAGTTGATCTTGAATGACTTGATGGGCGAATACATGATCGCATCGGACAACCTTGCAGCAGACAACCTGCTTGCCGCTGCAAACTCGTCAGGCGTATGGGACGGAACTCCAGAAGACTTCCTAAAATCCGTTTACGATGCAGCCAATGACGTGTCAAGCGGTCGTAACTGGATGCCAACACACATGTTCGTTTCCGTTGACGTATGGGCACAGCTCGGACAACTTGTTGACTCAAGCAAGCGTCCATTGTTCCCATTCATCGGAGCAGGCCTCACAGGTCAGAACGCACTTGGCAACGCATCTGCAACATCATGGAACGGCAACCCAATCGGATTGCAATTGGTAGTTGACAGCAACTTCGCTGCCAAGACCATGATCATCACCCGTGTCGGTCAAGGCCAAGGCGACGCATTCGAGTTCTACGAATCAATTCGTGGCCTCATGAGCGTTGAACAGCCGTCAGTTTTAGGTCGTCAATTCTCATTCCATGGATACGTCAGCACCTTTGCTGCAATCGGTGGCATGATTCGCAAGATCACCCAGGCTTAGTAGAAAGGCGGCTTAACCGCCATGGCTACTTACACAGTTACTAACAAGTACCTGATTGACAACTTTGCCGTACTGCAATTACTGACCCCATCGGAAATTGCAGTCGGCAGTTCAATCACGGTCGCTGGAGTTGACGCAACATTCAACGGCACTTACTCGGTGCGCGCATTGCCACAGTATTTGTTTTTGGGCATTGATACACAAGGCGATCTGCTCTACGACTATCAGGTGCCAATTGCCGATCAGGTGCTTTACGCAAAGACCGCAAGCGATGTCGAGCGTGTCGCCGCGTCTGGAACTGTTGCCAATGACCCTGTTTGCACATGGGTAACGGCCGCGCAGGTCATGTCTTACCTTGGCATCACCATTGCAAACCCGTCTGACGATTACACGTTGCTGACGCAATCGGTGTCGGCTGGGTGCCAGTTTGCATTTCGTCGAAGGCAGGAGTCGGGCTATATCGACTCCCTAACGACCTCACCAGGAGGTGACGCAACATTGGGCACTTTGATGTATTGCGCCGCTCTATGGCGCTCCAGAGGGTCAATAGAGGCAACTTACGCCACGTTTGACGGCATGGGTTCGGCACCACAGCAAAGCCTGACCCCGATCGTCAAGCAGCTGCTTGGCATCCCTCGTCCAGCGGTTGCCTGATGTCGTACACCGACCTGTTTAACGAAGCGATTGATGACGTCACCGCAACGCTAACCGCGGTCACTTCTTTGCGTGTTGTAAACGACCCAACCAAACTTGCACCTAATTGCGTGTACCTTGACGCGCCAAACTTCACCACGTTTGCTGGCAACGGCAACATCGTGCGACTCGAGTTTCCGATCAAGGTCATTGGCTCTGGGCCTGCAGGTCTGCCGGTGCTCCGATCAATATTGAGCATTGTGGCAACCGTGCTTGCCTCGCCAATTATTGTCATGGCTGGTCGTCCGTCAAGCCTTGAAATTGGTGGCGCGTTGTACCCGTGCTATGACCTTGATTGCGCAATAGAAGCCCAGACCGCATAATCCACAACTACCGAATACAAATCATCTACTATCAGATCAGAACTTAAGGAGCAAACATGCCAGCATCAACTTACCTCTCGAATCCAAAAGTCCAAGTCGGAGCTGCTATCGGCTCAATTGCGGATATTAGCGATGACACAGTTGCAGCGACATTGACCGTTACTGCCGAGGCTTTGGAAGACACCGCATTTGGCCAGACGTCGCGCACCATGACTGCAGGGTTGTTCAGCAACTCACTTACCTTGACTGTGTTTGCATCATTTGCTGCAAGTCAGACTTACGCAACTTTGTACCCATTGCTTGGCACTAAGTGCGTTGTAAAAGTAAACCCAACTGCATCTGCAGACGGCGCAACAAACCCTGGCTTCATTTTGACTGACACCTACCTTGCATCAATTCCTGTAATCAATGCAACTCTTGGCGAGTTGTCACAATGGGATATCGAGTTTCAAGGCGGAACTTTTAGCGTTGACGTCACACCGTAACTAACGGCTCCAAGCCGACATAGGAGAACAAATGAAAATCAAGTTGCAAATAAAGCGCACGCCCGACAGCGCAATTGAGTATTACTACACAAACCTGTTTGTAATTACCGAATGGGAAAAGCACGACCGCGGTCGCGTCGGCAATTTGGCAAATGACTACAAAACTGGCGACATTGTCGCTTGGATGTATTACATCCTAAAAATGCGCGGGGAACAGTTGCCAGATACTTGGAGCGAATGGCTTAAACAAAATCCAGAAATGGAAATTAGTCACGTATTGGATGAGACCGACCCAAACCCTACGGACGCGGCACCTACCGCCGCCAACTAGCAGAAGTGTTGGTCGCGGTCGGTTGGTGGCCTAGCGACATTGCGTTTGACTCACGGGACTTGGCAACGGTCATTAAAGTGCTTAACGAGGCAAATAAAAAACGGAGATGACGTGGCAGGAGTATCGGCAAAGATTGAGGTCGTCGGGCTTAAGGATGCTTTAAAGACCCTCAACAAAATCGACAAGTCTTTGCGCCGTGAAATCACCAAGGATTACAAGCGCATTGTTAAACCTGTAATTGACGATGCCAATGCTCTTGTACCTAGTGGCGTCCCTTTGTCGGGTATGTCGCGCAATTGGAAAACACGGTCAGGGTTTCAGCTGTTGCCGTGGATACCTGGTATGAAACAAAAGATTGCAGCCAAAATCAATACTCGAGCAGTTAAGGAATATCAAGGAAACACTACAAACGTCGGCACATTCAGCATCCAATGGAAGGGTGCTACCGGCACAATGTTTGACACGTCTATGGCTGGCTCATTGGGTCGCGCGCTAACTGCACGCTATGGCAGTCGTTCGCGAGTAATGTGGAAAGCGTACGAGCAACGCCAAACTGATGTCATGTCCGAGATGGAACAACTGGTCAAGCGCGTCATAGAAGAAGCGAACAGAGAGACCGCGTAATGGCAATCAACATCCCGATCATTTCAGAATTTGACGGCAAAGGGATTAAAAAGGCTATTGCCCAATTTAAGCAACTGGAAACGACATCCGAAAAAGCCCAGTTTGCAATTAAGAAGGCGGCGGTGCCGGCAGCTGCGGCGCTTGGCGGTTTGGCTGTAGCGCTTGGTGATGCCACACGCGCGGCTATGGAAGACCAGCAGGAGCAGGCAGCGTTAGCGCTTACTTTGCAAAATGTGACTGGCGCAGGAGCCGCACAGACTGCTCAAATTGAAGAACAGATCAGCGCAATGTCTCGAGCGTCTGGCATTGCTGATACCGAATATCGCAAGTCACTTGAAGCACTTGTGCGCGGTACTAAAGACGTTGACTTGGCCATGAAAGACATGAACCTGGTCATGGATATCAGCACAGCGCTACAAATGGACAGCACGACAATCGCCGATGCGCTGGCAAAGGCCTATCAGGGAAATTTCAAAGCCCTTCGATCATTGTCACCAGAGATGGCCACGATGATTAAAGAAGGCGCAAGCCTTAACGAAGTCATGGATGTGCTGGGTGGAACCTTTGGCGGCGCGGTAGCAAAGAATGCTGAAACCGCTGCAGGAAAAATGGCAATTTTTAAGAACTCAATTGCCGAAACTAAAGAAGGAATTGGCGCAGCGTTTTTGCCTGTGCTTGAGAAAGTTTTGCCGTACATGCAAAAGTTTGCTGACTGGGCGCAAAACAACCCAGAAGTGTTTACTCGAATTGCAATAACCATTGGAGCGATAGCAGCTGCAGTTGTTGCGCTAAACATTGCTCTGGCTACTAACCCCTTTATT